TGTCTTTGTAAGATTTTTGAAAAGAGGAAAGTAAATAAGCACAAGGAAAATACACGTCGGAACTACCGATCAGGCCTCTTCGTCTTCATTGGGTGTAGCCGTAACCTGCACCGGTGAGTTCGATTTCGAGATAAAGGAAAATGTCAACAGATGCGTTAACGTTTCCTTCAAAACGAAAATCGAATCGTGGCAAGATTTCGGCAACGACGGGTCCCTTGAAGAGAGGGGAAACACCGTTTGGGAGAGCAATCCAAGACTCAAGAGTCTGGGGGATGAGGGAAGTAGAATTCGATCCAAGGCTAACAATTGCGGAGCCGGGGCGGGCAACGCAATTGAGATAAGAGCTAGCGACAGATCCCGCAGTTGGTCTGGCGTACCCAGCAGCTCTAAAGACTCCGTCATGATCAACTCGGGGGGAGACGATGAGCCGACATCCAGGTGTGTTGGTACCAGGAACTGAGGAGACGATCTTAGCGTTGAGGAAGATGTTGGTGAAACGCGCCAGATCGGGGAAAGAGGCAGCGTTAGTAAGGTTGTTGTCGTTGGATGAGTTACTACCACCACCAACTGCTGAGATGTGGAGCTTGAACGGATAACGAAAGGTCATCTCCGACATGGGTTGGTAGTTCTTAAGCGAAGTAGGGAGTGTGGGAGCAATGTTCTGGGTGACAGAGCCTGAAGGCCTCTCGTTGGGCTTGGATAGGTTAGAGTCAGTCATCCTCCACAGAAATTGATTCAAAACTATAGGTGAAGGGCGAGGGGAGACGAGACTTGAGAGCGGCTAAGAACAAAGGAGAGGCAGCAACGAGAACGTCGGTGGGTAAGACAAGAATGCGAGAAATAAGGTCAAGCGTAGCCGCAAGATGCGTGGGAGTGTCGTAAGGGTTAGGAGGGGCCAGTTTGGAAAATTCAAGCAGGAGAAGGTGAGTTGGGTTTAGAGTTCTTAAACCCAAGCAAGATCTTTTGAATGCCAGGAGGCAGCCGGTGCCACTCCAAAGCACGGAAACCCGGTAAAGAGAGCCAGGGAATGGGGTCGGTGTCAGTGAACATGAAATCCTCTGAGCCCAACAAGTTCCTGTTCTCCAAGAAACTGGGAACAAACGCGCGGTATTGTTGGAAGAAGACATGCAACCAGCCGTACCACATGAGATCCTCGGGGTCCAGCAGTTCATGCAACGAATCACCCAAAGCCAGTCCGACAGACCACTCAAGGTAGTAGGAGATGAGCACTTTGGGCAAAGTGGAATGACCCTCATGGTACTGCAGCTTGAAAGCTAGCAAGCGACCGGAGCGGATGGGGCCCATGTGGGTCAAAGTCCAACCACAGAAGTCAGGCCATCGAGTGACAACAGGTTTGTCCTCAAGACAAAAGAACTTCTTGAGTGAGGCCCAGGCGGTGCGTTCGTAAGGGATGTACTGAATGAACATGTCGTCACCGGAAAAACCCATGGCGGCAAGTTCATCGAAGTCGTAACGTAATTTGAAGTATGCTGCACCAAACCAAGAATTAAAGAGGTAAGTGCACCATTGACCAGACGTACGCTGCAGACCAAGGGGCCCAAACGAGCTCTTGAGATGACATGTCAAGTCCTCATGGAGAGCAATGAAATGCTCAGGTACGTTAAAGACACGCATGATCTGGATCTCAAAGTTAAGGGAGTCAGCCCTAACAGACTTGTCGTACTGAGTGAAGTCATTGGCAAAAGATAGGGGAACCTCTTCCTTCACATGAGTGCGACACCATTGAGCAAGATCGTTGTGGGACATGCCACCGTAAAGCATGACGTTAGGGCGACCTGAAACCTGACGAAGCTTCACAGACAAGTAACGCGTGAGGGGCCCAAAAATGGCGTTGATCTCCTCAGTGTAAGTGGTCAACATCTGAGCGGGTTTGACTTTTGGAAGAACAACCCCGTCCTGGTATCGCGTGATCGTATCCAGCTTGTTGATGAGCTGAGCTTTCAGCATGTTCAGGACGGTGTAATTGTCCCGCAAGTCCGGATCCTGATGCTGTGCCAGATTGTTGAGAGAAGAGGTCTCTTTTGAGAGGCGATGTCGAGCACAGTGGTCCACGCAATGGTCAAACAATTCCTCATCCCACGGGATATCTTCCGGCAGTGCAAACAGGTCTGAAAAGGCCTCCATCAGTAGAGGGCCGAGCCAAGCCAAGTCTTGAAGTTCTTTCTCATTCTGCTCATGAGTCTCAAAGCGAAGACGTTTGTCGAGAGTGGGTCCAAACAGAGCCTCGTCCTTAGCCTGATGCCTGGAAAACATGTCGGTCATGTTGTGAATATTCTCCGAGGGGGAAGAATCATCAAAAACATGGGAGTACGCACCATGTCTCTCGGAAAAGAACTCAAAACCCTCACGAGCGAAACCAGAGTTCCCCAGATCATGTATCGGAGCACCAGATCGAGGAAACATGGTGGGCACCCACTCCCGCATGGGTTCGGCATGCTCGAGAGGGACAGGGCTAGTGTCGGAAAGTGCCCGAAGGGCTGGGGGACCCAACATGGCACTGCGCATCGTGGGTTCCAGCAGATCGTCGTACTTGCTGACGATATCATGATCATCCAGAACGTCTGCCACAGTGACGAGTTTGCCTGCGTACCACAAGACTGGAGAAGACACGATGGACGCAGGTGGGGGCGAACTGGCAGACATGAAAGTCTGGAAAGCAGCGACAAGTGGGACACCTTGCATTATGGCACGGAGAAGGGGTTGAGCCACCATGGCCCGGACCATTTCAGCTGGAGTGAGAGTGTAATAGACGTATATGTCTGCACGAGAACGAGTGAAAGCTGTGTAAATCGCCTCAGAGGGAACGCCAGTCAAGACCTCACGACCCACCACGATAGTGTACGGTCCCGGAAAATCCAAGCCACCGCAGGAAGAGAGAGTGAAAGCATCTCTACCGTAGTGTTTTACCACTGCCTGTGAGTTGAGAGTGGTGACGATGACAGGCAAGTCCCGTGGAATCCGGTTCACCACAGAGACAGTGGATCGCCTCCCATGGTAGACAGGGATGTTCAGGGCCGTGGCAACGTGAGAATTGACGCGCCAACTGCCACAGAGATACTGGTGAATGAAAGGGGAAAGCGCAATCCCAGGTGAACAATGCGAAGGAATGACACTAGCTGAGGTGGTGACCGGAGGACCGCATTGGTAAGGGTCTCCAAGCAAGATCACGTGGGTGACGTCTGGATGAGTCGCCAAGTAGAAGTCCAGGTAATGGCCTGGCAGTTTTTGAGCTTCGTCAATGATCAACAACTGAGGGCTATTGAACAGGGCACGTTCGTGGGTCTTGAAGCCAACCTTAATCTCCTTGCTGGGATTGGGAAAATGAGACAGCCATTCACGGCAAAGGGCGTTGAGTGGCGAAACAAGAGTGAGCCACCAGGAGATCTCGTTCCTGCGATTGACGAGAACATCACGGACCCGACGTGATTTGCCACAACCAGCAACCCCTGAAAAGTAGAGCAGGGGCACCGCCGAGTTGATACGGGGACGGTCGACAGCAGCTCTAAAACGGCGGACGTTCTCGGGCCATTTGTCCATCGTGCGAACGATCCCGACGACACCCTCAGACATCTCATTGAAAAGGAGTTTGGCATTACCAGCGTCGTATTGGTAAAGGATGGGCTGAAATCCCTCCGCGTTGATCTGATTGAAGAAACTCTCGGCTGGAGTCATCAAGGCGCCACCAGTCCACTGGTCGACAGGCACGTCCCTGATGTTACCATGGTTCTCGAGTTGAACGTCCGGATGACCTTGCCAGTGACGAGCGCCGGTGGGAAGTACGACACCGAAGATGTCCCCTGTCGGGGGAACGTCGGCGCCGTAAACAGTGGGAGGGGAACCAGGCACATGCACACGAAAAGAGAGACCCAGCAACAAACCGGCTGCAGCAAACAACACAGCGGATGACGTCGGCAAGTCACGGTCAGTCATCATGAGAAGCTCCGCTTCGGGCAAGGCCGCGATTAGTCTCTCGTGGAACAAGTCCGTGTACTGGTCGTCAAGGATTTCTCTGAGCACTTCAAAGCCGCAAGAGTTTGGGACGTCGGGTAGTTCATTGCGACGATTGGGGACCCAAATGAAACCAGGTCGCGCTGAATTGGCGAACAGTGGCAAGGTGGAGGGACCCAAAGGTGGCAAAGCCCAGGGAACGGGGGCGGTGTTAAGGACTACACGCCCAATGGGTCCAGGGCGAGGAACCTGAGCACGCATGAGGCGCTCGTTCTGAGGAGGAAGTTGAACAACTGCGATCGGCGGAAGAGGGGGAGCTTGAGGAACCTCCGGGGCGGCAGGTGGGACGGGCAAGGTGATCTCACAAGGGTCCATCTCAACGTCATGGCGCAAAGGAACTACGAAGCTGAGGTGGTCCTGGTGAAGAGTGGCACCCACCAAGCGAGCAAGGAATAAGTCCTCAAACAAGAAGCGAAGCAAAAGAGGGGGAAGATACCTCTCAGCCACTAAGAAGAGAGCCAACCTCGTCCTCTGAAGGAAGTTGCCCAAGAAAAGGATTTCAGAGGGCAGTGACAACTTCAGACCTGAGACCCGACAGCAAACGGCAAACACCTCCCAAGTGGCAAGTGGAACGTGGCAACCTTGAGAAGTGTTGGCCAAACCACGAAAACGAGCCAAAATGTCCGACTGACCCAACTTGCGCAATGAGCCGGCGTGGAAAAGACCCTGCAAGTAAAGCTTGTGAGGGAACCAGGGGGAGTGAAGGTTTTCAAAGCCAGGCAAGTTGGGCAACCGAATGACATCTGGAACGTCAAAGGAACGATGGGAGCGACGAACGGGATTGACCATGTCGCGGATGATAGAAATGAAGTGGTAGGGCCCGTATGACTGCAAGAGCTCCACATCGTAATCGGCGTCACCAACGGAGAAGGAACCCAAATCGTACCATTGGCAATCCCCAATCACCTGTTCGTAGGACTGAGAGTTGTTGTCAGTCGGCATGAAAAGGAACCGATCACCCGGGAGGTACTGTAACTGGTACAACTCTGGAAGCACGGAGGCAAGTTTCTCCCAGGATTCTGGAGGGGAGATAAAGGTGCCGAGGACACGCTGACAATCCCAAAGTTCGGCGTAGGCGGCCACCACATTGGGGGCCAAGTGGTGGAGACAATCGTCAAAAACGATGATGTCACAGGCAGGGTGAGGCGGGAGATCGGCGGGCTCAGTGTAACGGGTGCGATCAGCGGGGGTGATAATTGGGTTGAAGACCCGGATGTCCGCGTTTGGGCACAGAGCACGTATTTTTCGGATTTTTGACATTTTAGTGGAAACAAAGTTGACACGACCGGCTAGCAAAGGTGGAAGAAGATTTTCATTGCGATGATTTTCGAGTGCTTTTAAGACGGGATGAGGAATAGTGGAAGTGGGGAAATCGGAAACAGGAATGGACCAGGCGTCAAGAAGAGAACGTTCTGAGGGGGTCAAGATAGAAGAACACACGGCATTGGCCTTAGCTTGACTGGCCCGGTATCTGTTAAGATTCTCGCCGACAATGGTGTCCGAATGGTTAGAAGAAAGAATGCGGTTCACAAGGGGTGTCGCGCCAACAAGAAAATGCGGGTGGGCCGCTGCCCAGAACGCAAAGTGAACTTTTGGGAAACCAGGGCCAGCCGGTACAACGTGAGCGATGCGAGACGCAGGGTCAACAACCAAACCACAAGACCGAAGACGGTTGCCGGAGGTGACCAAAGCGTGAGCGACAACGGCAGCAGTAGGAAGGTCACCAAGATCCGGCACCACGCCACTGGTAAAGAGTTGCCCGTAACAACGCAAGTCCTTGGAGTCATCGAGTAGCTCAGGGTTTGCGACAAGAAAGTCGCGAACTTGATCTGGGTCGTCCGGAACCAACAATCCGTGGGACATAGCCACCTCCCCCAAAATCGCTGTGCGTACAACCTCTTTAAAGGCTCCGGCGACAGCTTTGCGCTGTTCAGGCACAAAGCGTACAGGAACCTTAGGGTCAGTACTTGGGCGGGGACGAGTAAGGACCATGTGGATAGAATCGGGAGAGGAAGGCAATGGTTCAAAATCACCGAAAGGCGGACTCGAAAGGGGGGTCTCTGGGCCAGGAGAGAACAACGCAGATCGGCCAGACACGTAAGCGTGGCCGAAAGAACCGGGCGCGACTTGATCAGGGCCGATTTCATCCCACGAAGTAACTTTCCCAGAAAGGTCCTCCCTCTTTGAACCCAAAGCCTCACCACCGAGAGAGGTGTAGAGAGGCGGATCTGAAAACCCAGAACATTGATGGGATCCTCAGGGAGAGGCACCATCAACGGGTCAAGGGAAATTGGGGCAGGAGGGGCCGGGAGAGGGTCTTCCTCAGTGGGGATCTGGTGAAGGGTGAAAGAAGCCAGCGCTTCAGCTGAACCCAAAGCGGTATCAGCACACACCACGACAGCGGCAATGGGTCCGGACAATGGGGAACCAAGGGCGCTATGCACGGCCCCAAGGGGGGCACTGATGTGTTGTTGAAGTTTCTGGAAAACTCCGGCGCAAAACTTCATCACAGCTTCGAAGAAAGCCACAAAACGAGGACGAAGTTTGTCAGTTAGGCTTTCCCACCAGGTGGTGAGAGCTTCAACAAGGGCACTGACAGAACCCTTGAAGAAGGAAAGAAGTTTGTTGAACATAACTACGGACATTTGAG